GGAATCACAATGAACGAAAAACGGAGTGCTTTTGACTGGATCATGTTTTTGGCCATCCACCTGATCCTGATTGGCGGGATCAGCTACGCGGGATTTCAGATCTACGGGGAGAGGCTTGGGGTGTGGGTAGCCGCATCTGCTCTCGTGGCGGGGTTCACCTCGACGTATCTCTACGCCAAGATTGTCCCCGGCGAGACGATTATGAAAGTCTTGCTGGGCCTTGCCGTGGCCGCGAATGCCGCTTACATGGTCCACAATGGAGCCAAGGCCATTGGCATCACGGCATACAACTATCAGCAGATCCGCAAATATGAGGCTGGAATGGCAGCGGCAGCAGGGGCCACGACTCGCCGAATTGCCAGTAGCCTGGGGGCTTCGGTGAAAGACGCCACGGCTCTCGAAAAAACCTTCTCCGATGGCGTGTCGACTGTGGCAGCTCTGCTTGCTTTTGTGGAGATGAGCCTTGCCATCATCTTCTTTGCCGTGGCAAGTAAGCGCGTCTCAGCCATCGAGCGTGGCAACGATCCACAGCCGACTCCACACGTGGCTCCACCTCCGGCCCCGATGCTGCCACGTGCCGGGATGGGCTTTGCCACAGGCTCAACCAACTTCTCCACAGGTGGCAGTCCGGTGAATGGCAATGGGAACGCCGACCCAAAAGCCTGACCCCGGGGGCCAACCGGGGGAGTGTGATGAGTAACTACTCCTCGCCACGGGTGGCAACTACGCCACCCGTTGCCATTGCCACACTGGAGCCGGTCGAGGCTGAAGTGGACTGGCCCGAGGAGATCCCCATAACAGACTCGCCACGTGTGGCAGCGACGCCCACGCCAGAGCCGGAGCCGACGCCACAGACCGCGCTTGTGGATACCACAGAGCCGATAGAAGAAGCGCAAAGCCTATTGCCACCTGTGGGAATTGCGCTAAGTGTTGATCACGTTAGGGTTAGCGAAAACACATACGCATTCCGGCTGCGATGGAGTAATCCAGTGGGAGTCAGCCCCAAGCGACCAGCGATCTATTTCCAGTGGGTGCACAAGACTGTATTTGATATGATCACGGAGGACAAAAAAGCATATGGCAGATTCAAGCAGCAAATTATCAGCGAATTCTCTCAGCAGCAGAAAGCCATTTGAGCCGATTAGCCACGTGTGGGAAATACCCGCAGCTCTCTATGAGTGCAAGCAGCTGGCCATAGACGGGAAGAATCTGGCACTGGTGGCACTGCTCGAGTCAATTATCCGTGTGGCAGGAGTTGATTCCCACACGTGGAGCAACCTGCCACAGACTGCCATAGCAGGGGAGGGACGATGAGCGACGATCTGGCACTGGCGACCACAGGACACGGGCAGCAGGGGGAGCTGCCCGTCTTTCAAGGCACGGCGTGGGAAGATCACGTGCAAGCGTGGATCGACGCCGAAACGGTGGTCACTGATGTTCGATGGATGCAGGCCGCTATCTGTGCCAGTGTAGTGACACAGTATGGTGATCAGAGCGTGGAGAAATTCGCCGCATCCGTGGGAGTGCATCCCCGCCGCGTTTACGAGTATCGGGCGGTGTATACCCTCGCGCAGGAATTCGGCATACGTTCGCCAAATCTGCAATTCTCTCATTACGTGGTGGCGTCCTCAGCCGACCAGCCCCTCGAGGTCCTTGAGGCCGCGGCGGAAAACAGCCTTTCCGTTCGTGACGTCAAACGATTGATTGCGGATAAACAGGCCCCGCCCGTTACCACTTCCCTGCCAGCCATTGCCGACAATCCCGCCGTGGTCGAAGCCTGGCACAGATACCAAGAAGCAGGGCGAGAGCTCATCCGCGTGGCGGCCGTCACCGCTCCGGCGATCCTCTACGCTCTCGAGGAGATCCAATACGCTCTGGAGATCCCCGAGCAGACCGTGGCCGACCGGATCGTCTATGCTATCGAGACGCAGGGACTCACGGAGCTGGACACGATCGCGCAGGCACTCGGGCAGGATCGCGAGCGGGTCAGGGTCTGGTTGGCGCGAATGGTCGAGGCCGGCACGCTCAGCGTCAGGCGGCAGGAGCTTGACGAGCGCGTCCCAGGTGCTCGAGGGCCAGCTCGAGTCTATTACAGTGTGACAAGCGGAGGTGGCCATGATGTTTGATAAACCCTTATTGACTGAGCAGCAGGTGCGGGATGTGTTTGGCTTGCAATCAATCAGACAGCGAGGACGAGTCAGGGCATTCACGCCACAGCTAAATCTGCACTGCCCAGTGTATGGCATCAACACCCCGATCCGGCTGGCGGCATTTTTGGCGCAAATCGGCCACGAGTCAGGATCGTTGGCACACCTGCGGGAGATTTGGGGGCCGACCGATCAGCAGCGACGATATGAGCCGCCGAGTAACCTGGCGGCAAGACTGGGCAACGATACGCCAGGTGATGGATTCCGCTTTCGTGGTCGCGGGCTGATCCAGATTACTGGGCGGTCCAACTATGAGCAGGTGGGCGCGGGGCTGGGCATCGACCTGATCCGCCAGCCGGAGCTACTCGAGGAACCAGACTATGCGGTCGCCTCCGCTTGCTGGTGGTGGCAGTCTCGAGGACTCAATCAAATTGCGGACGCAAACTCGCTGGCAGCCTTTGAGCGAATCACGCGAATCATCAACGGTGGAATGACCGGTCAGCCTGACAGAGTGCGAAGATGGGAGCTCGCCAAAAAAATAATTCTGCCGTGATAGTATGACCACGGTGCAAAGTTGGAATTGTTGTTGTTTTCCTGTCGGTGGTGGCCTTTGCGCCACCACTTTTTTTATCTGGAGGGTTATAGATGAATATTGTTGTTTGGGCAAAAGGTTTACTGGCAGCGGTGATCGGCGGCGTCGCCAACTCGGTTACGCTGATGATTGCTGATCCGCTAAACTTCAACTTGGGTGAGGGTATCAACAAACTTTTGACCGTGGCGGCAACGTCGGCCATCATTGCGGCTGCGGCGTATCTGGCCAAGTCGCCTATTCCGGAGGTGCAGTAACGTGCGAAACATCATTCTTGGACTGGTCGTCCTCATCGGTCTAAGTGGGGCGGCTTGCAACGACAAAGGCAAACAGTTTGCGGCGACTACTGATCGAGTGGCCGGGTACGTCGGAACCGGCCTTATCCTGGTTGATCAGTACACTTCGACTGGCCAGATGAGCAACGAAACAGGTGTGGCTATCGTGACGGTCCTGCGGCAGGTGAACACGCTTAATGGTCAGCTGGTGACGGAGGCCAAGACCTACGTCCAGCCTGACGGGACGCTCGCCTTGACTGGTGACGGGCAGCAGAAGCTGCTCAACATCCTGGCCAGCTCAACCAGCATCATCAACACGCTTACCAACGATCCGCGAGTGCTGGCCCTGCCTGATACTCAGAAGACGCAGATCAACGCACTGGTGGGCAACCTGGGCGCAACCATTGCCACGCTGGGCGAGCTTGTCAAAACGGTAAAGCTGGTGAAGGAGGGTAAATGAACAACCTGATCGACACTCTCAACACTCTCCCGGCAGTAATCCTGCTGATCATCAATGAGCTGCTCCGGGAGTCGGCGCGAACCGGCAAGACTCCGGAGCAGCTGCTCGAAGAGGCCGGTCTCCAGATCGCGGCAAACGAGCAGAAGGCGGCGGACTTGCTGGCCAAGCTCAAAGCGTAGCCCTCAACAAATCCCCGGCATAGGGGCTGGCTCCCGCTGGGCGTATAGCCTCACGCCGGGGAACTGCGGAACCGCCAGCCCACCAACTACACAGGCAATAATCAATGATCCCCGAGAAAGTGACCCCGATGGATAAAGAGTATGTGGACGTAACGGTATCAAGCATAATTGCACTGATGGGCGGGTGGCTTCTCAAGTCGTTTTTTACGCCGTCACGCAAAGAGTTTGACGATCTACGGGCAAAGCATGAACATTTCGTGACAACAAGAGCCTTTGACAAGGAGTTACAAGGCATTCAAGGGCGACTGGATCGCATCGAAGACAAAATCGATAAGATCATCGACAAATAACAAGTATGGCACCAAAAAAGAAGGCTACAACTAAAGAGTCGGCCAGCAAGCGTCAATCCCCGACGCGGCCATCTACTCCGCGAATTGACGACGCAAAACTTGCTGAGATGTTGCGCGAATCGAATGGCAATATCTCACACGCTGCCCGGACTATGGGCATTTCACGTTTTGCGATTCACTCTCACCTCAAAGCTAATCCAGAGCTACAGCAGATCCTCGACGACGCCAGGCAGACAATGCTTGACGAAGCCGAGAATGCCTTGCTGTCTGCTGTGCGTGAGAAACAAGGCTGGGCCGTCTGCTTCACGTTGAAGACCATCGGCCAGGAGCGCGGATACATCGAACGCGCTGATCAGAGTCATTCCGGCAGCGTGGAGGTTGTGATCAGACGTGAAGACCGCCGCAAGTAAAACGATCGAGGTGGTGCTGCCTTCCCTTCACCCTGCGCAGCAGCAGATCATCGACGAGGCGCGGCGGTTCAACGTGTTGGCTTGTGGTAGACGCTTTGGAAAGACCACGCTGGGCATCGACTTGATTATCGACAAGGCTCTTGATGGCTATCCGGTGGGATGGTTTTCTCCGACATACCGCATGCTCAACGAAGTCTGGAAAGAGATCGTCGAGACGACCAAGCAACTACAGACGCGGGTTGCCAAGCAAGAGCATCGTGTCGAGCTAATCACCGGTGGCGTGATTGATTGCTGGTCGCTTGATGCGGCTGACAGCGTTCGTGGCCGCAAATATGCGCGAGTGATTGTTGACGAGGCCGCGATGGTCCCCGACCTGGGCGACAGCTGGCAAGCGGCGATCCGACCGACGATGACCGATTACGTCGGCAGTGATGCGTTCTTTCTCAGCACTCCCAAGGGCATCAACTTTTTTCACGAATGCTATTCTCGAGGCGTGGATGATAGCCAGCCTGATTGGATGGCTTGGCATGCGCCGACCTCGAGTAATCCGCATATCAGCTCATCAGAGATCGAAGCCGCACGGCAGGAGCTTCCGGAGCAGGTGTTCCGGCAAGAGTATTTGGCGGAGTTCCTGCAGAACGAGGGCGCGGTATTCCGCAACATCGATGCTTGTCTTCGTGCGGATAGCGGCCAACATCAGGGCCACCGGCTTTTTGCTGGCGTCGACTGGGGCCAGAAGCACGACTTCACGGTGATCTCAGTAATCTGTGCAACGTGTCGGCAGGAGGTCGAGCTGGATCGCTTCAACAAGATCGAATGGGCATTTCAACGGGCGCGATTGAAGGCCATCGTTGAACGGTGGGGAGTCCAGAGCGTGATGGTGGAGACCAACTCCATCGGATCGCCAAACCTCGAAGCACTCCAGCGGGAAGGGATGAGCGTCCGGGGCTTCGAGACGACGGGATCAACCAAGCCACCGTTGATTCAATCGCTTGCACTGGCCCTCGAGCGGGAAGAGTGCCGCTTCCTGCCGGACCCCGTGGGGCGTGTCGAGCTGCTGTCCTACGAATCGCGCATCAATAGCACGACGGGCAGGGTCAGCTACTCTGCGCCGGATGGCGGCCACGATGATACTGTGATTGCTCGAGCCATCGCGTGGGAGTGCGTGCAGCGGGGCAACTTGGGGACGGCGTATTGAGCGCATCACAAAAGTTTTTTCTGTGATCTGTGTAAGGGTAAACTTGTATGGGACTATTTGACCGCATCAAAGCTGCCTCCACCGCCTTTCGTTACCCGTCGAATATGACGCATAGGGGCGGCTCGTTTCTCAGTATGGCACCGAGGACATTCCCATACGAGAACACTGATCCTATTGCCAATAGCGCAGTCATCAATACGCTGGCTTGGATTCAGCGCAATTTCATCCAGGCTGAGTTCGAGGTATACCGCGAGACGGTAGAGGGCGACGAGACGATTGACGGCCATCCTCTCGAGCGACTGCTCGAGAACCCCAACGTGGGTTACGATACGCAATCACTGTGGGCGGCTACCCTTCTCAGCTACCATCTTGACGGCAACGCATACTGGATCAAGGAGCGTAACGCGCGAGGCTTTGGCGTCCCCACCTCGATCTGGTATGAGCCGCACTGGTCGATCAAGCCACACTGGCCGGACAATGGATCGGCATTCGTCGACTACTACGAACGGCGCATCAATGGCACCATTGAGCGCATCCCGGTGGAGAACGTCGTTCACTTCCGCAATGGGCTCAATCCCGCGAATCCTCGCTATGGCCTAGCCCCGCTTAAAGCCGCTCTGCTGCAGGTTTTCACCGATACTGAGGTGTCACTATGGGTTGCGGCTCTCTGCCGCAATATGGCCATTCCTGGCGTTGTGGTGAGTCCCACCGAGTCCATCGGGATGACCTTCGAAAAGGCGGAGCAGATCAAGCAGACTTGGAAAAGGAAGTTCGGTGGCGACAATCGCGGCGAACCGCTTATCTTGGACTTTCAGGCCAGCATTCAGCCGATGGGATACGATCCGAAACAAATGGATTTCGCGTCGATTACCAACCTTGCGGAGTCGCGCATATCTGGCGCACTGGGTATCCCCGCGATCGTGGCGGGGCTGTCAGCGGGGTTGGATAGCAGCACATACAACAACCTGGCCAACCTGAAGAAGAGTGCCTTCGAGGAGTGTTTGATCCCCACGTGGGAAACCTTCCAGCGCACCATTACACGGCAGTTGCTTGTCGACTTTGAGCGCAGCATTGAAGGCATAGAGTGCGAGTTCGATACTTCAGAGATTCGCGCACTTCAGGAGAATCAGGGCGAGAAAGAAGCTCGAGCAATCGCTGCCTTCACGTCCGGTGTCACGACCCTCAACGAATGCCGTGAGCAGTTTGGCTATGATCCCGTTGACGCTGGTGACTATTACGTGATGCCAGCCAACCTTAAGGCGCTCACGCCGGATATGGCTCTGACGACGCCAGAGCCACCAGTTTCACCGCAAGGCACGCTACCTCCCGAACCGGTGAGTGAGGATGCCGGAGGAGACTCCGCAAAGGCCATGCATCCTCACAACATCTCATTGAAGGGTATCGACTGGAACGGCCTGACTCTGCGACGCCAGCCGACCGAGCTTGAAGCCAGGATGCTCAAGCAGTTGGACGATGCATACCAGCAGGGCAAGACCTCGATGGAAGGCGCACTACTGGCCCTGCGTGGCAAGTACCTGGACGAGATCATCGACACGCTCGACAGTCTCGACCCTGCAGAGTATTACGCGGCGACGGTCTCACCGTCTGACCGTGACAGGACTTTAGTTTTCGGGCTCCTCTCCGCTCTGTTCCTCCGTGGAGCGTCTCTGATAATTGAGGAGATCCGGAATCAGGGCGTGACTGATATCGGTGACCAGTCAGCACGCCCTGATCAAAGTATCTTTCGAACGATGGCGGGGGCGATCGTCTCCAGGATCGCCAACGATGTCCAGGCTCGAGGCACGGGCGCGGCGATCTCTGCCGCTCTGCTCAATCAACCTGTCGCCTCGACCGTGCGTGAGACGATGGCCACCGGCTCAACGGCCTACATCACGCGATCAGCAAGCGAGGCTACGAACTGGGCACTATCGCAAGGCCGTGATGCGGAGATTGAGGAGAAAGCCGATAGCATTGAGTATCTGGTCTACTCTGCCGTGCTGGATAACAACACCTGCCAGCCGTGCGGGGACGCTGACGGCATTGGCGGCCAGCTGGGTGAGATCCCAGCCGTCCCTAATCCGGATTGCGCGGGCGGGGCGCAGTGTCGATGCGTACACATCCCCGTAGTAGCGACCGAG